CCAATATTAGCAAAGTTTGCACTTGGAGATGTGATAGTGGATGCAGCACCAGACTTAGCACTTATTGTATATTGAGTCGCAACTGGAGCAAGTAGATGACCCAAATTTAATACAGCATCTGCACTAAACTTATAATTGGTTGGATCATTTCCTACCAACTGTTTGACATCTTCCATGCCATAGTCTTCTACCTCTGTGATACTTCTAGAGGCAGTGACACCATTAATAAAAATTTCTTCACCAACTTGGAATTGACCATTAACTTGATATAAAGTAATTTGAGTAGAATTATTAGAAGATGTATATGCAAATCCTACAGCATTACTATTCTGTCCTTCAATGTACGCTGGAAGAGGCACAGTTGTACCTGTGTTTAATTGTAGATATGTGAATGTTTGAATATCATATAGAGATGATTCAAATACTGTAGAAGAATCAGCATAGCCAACGTTCTTTAACTTCAAGTCATAAACTCTAGCAACACCGACTTGTGTTCCGTTGCCTTCACCAACTGTGACTGTTCTTTTATTGAATAGATTTACATGAGAATCTGTTCCAACACCTATTGGGGGTGAACCACTAACATGATTAAGTTCTACTTGTCTACCTACACTAAATGGTAGTGATTCATTTGTTATTTTTTCAGTAGTACGAGGTTTGGGGACATCAACTGTTGTAGTGTTGATAGTTTCTATTTCATATCCCTTAACATATGCTTTTCCTGGCCCAATAGATAAACACATGAAATCATCAGAAGGCACATTTCCCTGTTGTGTTAATTGAGATGAATAGTATGCACCATCATTTCCAATTCTATTATTTAATTGTTCTTTAGGAACTACTGCGAATGGCTTGATGTAATAGTTTCCAGACTCATCAAATGTTCTTCTTGCTAATTCATCATTAATAACTTCGTCAATCTTAGTTCCAGATTTTACAAACTTTTTGAGAATACCATTTTCAACTCTCATCAACTCTACAAAGTTCTCATCATTTAGATCGGTGAGTGACTTTTTAATTAGGGTTGTAGATAGTTTGAATCTATCAGCACCAGGCGCTGCAAAGTTTGAGAATCCTCTTGCATTATCATATAGATCATTATCTATTGCAGATGCTGTTATAAGTTCTTCTTTAACTAGAAGTCCTATTCTGTATGAAGGAGTATCACCATACTGATCTAGAATAACTGTAGAGTCAGAAACAGTTACAAAGAAACCTCTAATGAAATAAACACCAGAAGCTATCTTTGCAGCAGAACCAGTAGCAGTTGAACTTGAAATAAGCGTTGTAGCAAAACTAGAACCAGATCTAATACTTGATAGAGAATAGTTCATATCCTCTTCTAGTAATAAGTTCTCTCCGTCTGCAAATGTTTTTCTTGAAAAATCAGAATCACTAGAACTCTGATATTTGATGTATAAAGTATATGCTCCTTTTACTGATTCTCTATTTGTAATATATGTTTCTACCTTAGCAGTAACACCACTAGTCTCTCCTCTAATTTTTTTACCTTTTAGAGTCTCCAAGTAAAGAGATACTGGAATACCCAAATGGCTATCGTCAATCTGAACACAAGTATATTCGTTATCATATGCAACTTGGCCAGGAATTACGACAGCACCTTCTTTAAAGAAATGCTTACCAAATTTTTCAACCTGATTCTGTAGAATAGATTGAAGTGTAGTAAGTTCCCTAGACTGTACAGGTAAGCCTGGTTTGAATAGTACCCTTTGATAGTTTTTTAACTCATTAAAATCATCAAAGTACGGAGATGAATTTAAGTTGGTATTCTGTGGCATTTGCTTTTAAAACTCCAGCACTATTTTGATGTCTTCCTTCTGACTAGCAGATCTTGGGATTGCAGTTCGATTATCAATGTAAATAATTTCACCCGATTTGGTATTAAATTCTGCTGATGAAATACCAGCACTAAAAGTCATACCTAATTGGTAGGTCTTATTATTTATTGAGGTACTGACACCGTTGTAACCAGTATCAATAGATAACATTGAACCGACCACAGAAGATCCAGTAATTGTAACTCCATATCCAGCATCAGGAGTAGAAGTAAATGGAATTATCTTGTATCCAGTTTCACTAGATGCAAGACCCATTGGTTGATAATACTTCAACACTCCAGTAACTTTATCCCATGACGCTACATATCCAATCGCAGTCGATCCCAAACCTACTGTTTGAGTAATTTCAGAGTCAACAGCATAGGTTGTCGCTGTAGTAACTCCACTCAATTTTACTGCTTTTAATCCACTAACCATGGCAGTGTCTAGTAATTCTGTACTACTACCAAATACAGTGGGATTTTTTATTAATCCAACTCTTGCAAAATCATTACCCTCTATGATATCAGGGTTAGTTTCTAGTGTTTCAAATCTAGAATATAGTAAAGCTCTATATGCACCCAACTCTCTATAGATGTCATATCCATGTCCACCTTTAGGTGGGATAATTACGCTGAACCCTGCATTGGATGTTGTTCCTATTCCAGTATTGGTAAGGTTAGCAAGAACACCGCCAGACTCAGAGCCAGGAGCGCCTGGGAAGAACTGTATTGATCCGTGGGTATATCCTTCTCCTCCGTCAGTAACAAATACTTCAGATACCTTTCCGAAAGAATCAACCGTAATTGTTGCCTTTCCTCCTGATCCATCTCCGAGAATTGGAACATTGGCAAAAGATGTAGAGATTGGTTGATAGTTAGAGCCTCGATTATCAACAACCACAACTTCGATCTTTCCATCTATAGCGTTAGCCTTTGTTGCAATAGTCTCGCCTTCCTTTCCCCAGTTTTCGGGCACAGGTATGTATTCAATAGAGTCAAATTTAACGATTTCTGATGGTTTAATCGTATAAAGGTATTTCCAAACGTAACCATCGCCACTAGTGCCAGCTGCTCTTGGCTCAAGGTCAACAAATGTGGGTTGGTCATATGAAGGCCTACCCTTGGGGTTCTCAGGGTCTGATCCATTTTGGAGACAAATGTAAACTTTCAAGTCTTCATTTACTATGTAGTAATTTGCTTCGTACAAACTACCTTGTGAAGTAATTGGTGTTAAATTGTAAATATTATAGTCATGTCGGTACATCTCATAGGTAGTACCAGCAACCCATGATACTTTTCTAACAAGTCTACGAACATCCTTGTCAGTCACTTTCTTCATAGCAATGATGGATTCTTTGATAGAATACTCCTCTTCAAATCCATCTAAAGGTGCAGGGGTGTTAGTAGGCCATGTGGCAGTACCGCCTGCCTTTGGTTCTATGGAATTTGGTAGTCCCATGAACGCATAGTATTTGTTGACAGTAGATCCGACTCCGACAAAACTCTTTACAAAAGTCTCGGCATTTAAAATTCTAAACTGTTCGGATATTATAGCAGGCATTTTAAAAAAACGTTTTTTTCTTTTATTTAGTGGTTAAGTTAATGGTTTCTTTCTGGAAACTACAGGAGCGGTAGATAATCCAGTATTACCATTGTTTGAATTGACAAAAAATTCTTGTGGATTTCCAGAAGCACGGTTCTGATATCCAAAGATTTTACCCCAACTATATTTACCCCAGAAAGTATCAGTAGTTGCCGTAGTTGCAACTCCTACTTGAATTGTGTTGTTTCCATAAGGTGTAGGGCCTGGTTGGAAAGCACATGTAACTGTAACCAAACCAGAGATAGCATCACCTGTTGTGATCTGTTCAACTCTAAACACACCACCAAGATAATCACCAGCAGTTACCATACCGACAGCTACATTAGAACCACTAGATGTAGTAATACCAGTTAAGGCATGACCAACAACCAATGAACTATCATAGATTGTAAAGTAGTCTCCCTGTTCTAGTCCACTAAAGTTAACTCCTAGATCGTTTAGTGAAGAATAACCATAACCTAAGTTAGTGTTGTCATTATACTGAGATTTCAATGTAAATGCTAACTGAGGAAGTCTAGCACCAGAGCCTGGCAACCATGTATTTATTCCTACAATATCACCAAAGTCTCCTTCTGCGTCTACTGATAAAACATTTTCTCTTGTAGTTTTGTCAGTTTGAACAATTACAGGAGGTGAACTACCAACATCATAACCAAATCCACCATTTGTTATTGTGACGCTGGTTAGGATGCCTCCAGTAACTGATGCGGTAGCTGTTGCTCTGTTAGTAACAGGGTCAGCGTAGAATGTAGTAGTTCCAGAACCAACAGCGATAACTCTGCGACTTCCAAAATCACCAAATGGTGTATCTACAAGATCACGAATTTGTTGTGAATGAGATACTGGTCTTTCATTCCAGTTAGCCAAATCGAATGAATAATACAATCCACCAACTGTACTGATTCCAACGTAGATATTATCAATATACTTAATTTTAGCAAAGTCAAATGTTGCAGGGTGTTGTGTTCCAGCAGGCAACTGTTGACTCCAAGGTTGCCAGAAGTTCTTATCAGTAGAAATGCCAATAGTACCACTATCACCAACAACAATGAATCTATCACCATCATAGATGATATCATTCAGATCAAAGACGGTATTACTTGTTTTATCTGCCCAACTTGATCCATCATTTGAAGCAATAATAACACCACCATTACCTACTGCAATGTATTCTGACTGACCATAACAAACTGCATTTAGTTGTTGTATAGTTCCTGAGAACTGACTGAATGCTTCTGCTGTTGTGAGACCAACGGCAGTAAATATAGATCCAGCAGCTCCAACTGCAACCCATGTATTTCTAGTTCCTTCCCAAATAACATCTTGGAAGTTTTCTGTATATGTACTATCAAATGTACTTATCTGGTTAATTGCTGGGATCTGTCTTTGTTCTTTTAGATCTATTGCAGTCCATGTAGACATACTATTACCGATTGAAACTGCCCTTGCCATAGATCCATAATCACCAACAGCCATAGCGTAGACAGTAGACGTTCCACTATTACCTACACCAACACCATTGAAAGTTACAGTTCCACCAAATCCAATTCTGCCTCTCTCCCAGAATGATCCACTCTTAGTGTTCATGTAAAAACTACTTGAACCAACAGCAATTATTGGTTCTTCTTTAGTTAATGCCTTGAATTCTACAGCAGATGTAATACCAGTAATTGCATCAAACTCCCATGCCGATATTGGATCTTTACGTTTGATTAATGCACTTGATATAGCCACATTTGGAGAACTGAGGTTAATATAACCTGTACCACCAAATCCTATGGATAAAGCTGAGATACTGGATGATGTAGAAACAACAGATGTAACAAGTCCAGGCAACACTTCCGTATCATCAAATATCTGAACATTTCTTTCTGACTGAACTAACTTATCAATGGCATTGAATACTGGGAAAGCATTACTTACATAGATTACATCATCAGTCTTACTTACATTTTTGATCAGTCTAGTTGTAGGTAGAACACGACTCTTCAAACTAGGTCTCGCTTTAGAGATTAATACACCAGATAAAATTTGGTCATGTCTCTGTTTTTCCCATGCAAGAGGTCTATCTGCATCTTGAGCAGTGTTGATTCCAATGCTGTTGTATGTAAATGTTTCAAGTAAATCAGAAGCAACAATCCTCTTACCAGTTCTCTTGAACTGATCTACGTCATCATTGATAAATCTATTTTCTTTTATTTGTACAGTGTCACCAGCCTTCAATGACTGTGCTGGTTCTACAGTTTCAACATCTCTCTTTGATCCCCTAAAGTAGAATACAGAACACTTAGAATTTGCTTTTGGAGCTTCACTAAAGATAACTCTACTACCCTTGAATATGTAAGATGATTGTGGAGTCTGTAGAATATCATTGATGTAGATAAAGATATTGTTTGTAATATCCATATCACTTCCAGGCGGTGTCTTCAAACTTAATATTTCAGTGTTACCACTTGTTGTTACAGACAAAGTAAACTTAGTACGTTTACCATTAAAGAATGGAGCAATGTCATCAAAGAGTATGAATTGGCCAGGATAGAATCCAGAGAAAGTATCATTCTCAAGTTCTTCTATAATGAGTTGGAACTCAGTATTTACACCCACTCTTGGGTCTGTGGCAATACCAGAAACTGTTAGTCTGTCACCAACTTTATATGCGGTTCCTTCTTCTAATAAACTAAACTCTGAAATATTACCATCAACATTGATTCTGAAATCAAGTTTAGCATTTGTTCCTATACCAGTGGTGCCCGAAATATATTCTAGGTCTCTATTGAAGTATGGATCTGGTTCTGTGACATCAACAAATACTGGTTTGGTAACTTGACCACCTCTCTTGTATAGAGAGAATTCAGTTGTCAGTCCAGCATCTACTCTAAATCTTGCATTGTCAATTTTTTCTATAACATTGAAACCAGAGTATCCCTTCTCTATAGAAGATGCAATTCTCTTACCCTGTTGTGAAAGTCCAGCTCTTGCATAGTTGTGATCTACAGTTGAAATACCAACATTAACAACATATGTTTTACTGTCGATTATCTTATCTACAAAAGTTCCACCAGCAGCAAAGTCAGTTCCACTAGGAGAATTATTATTAAGTCTGGGAGCAAGAATAACACCTTGAATCTTACCACCAGAATTATAGAAACTGGGTGTGGTGGATGGGCCTACTTGTGTTTCGATAGTAGTGTTATTGATAACTCTAGTGATCAGTGAACCATTGTAATATGGATCTCCTCCCTTTGGATAGAACTGTTTTGTGGCATAGTTATCTTGAGAACATGAGAATAGAATTGACTCATCTTTTAATTTAACATTTCTACCAACACCAGCTGCAGTTGTGATTCCATGAACTGCTGGTAAGAAGGCAGTCATGATACCAATAGACTCATTATAATCTGCATGATTGATGTTATATTCTACTCTTGTAGAAACACCGACATTAATAGTGATGTTGTTAGATGTTACAGCAGTCGGATATAGGGAGGTATTGTGGGCAGGGTCAGTCGTTCTTGGATATGGATGCTCAGATGCATATTGATCCATAGCACAAGAGAATACAAAAGCGTTAGTTACAAGTCCAACAGCAGTTGTAGTTGTCTGTCCGTGAGCGGTGTCAGTTGTAAATGTCGCTAATCCACTATTTGCATCATATGTGGCGTTAGTTACGTTGTACTTAACTCTAGATGTAATACCAACATTCATTGTGAATGTATCAGTGGTAGTAGTGACAATACCGATTTCTATGTTGTGTATCGGATCAGTGGTTCTTGGATATGTGTGATCTGTGGCATAGTTATCCTGAGAACATCTCCATGTGTATGAGTTTGTTGCAAGACCAACAGTATCTCTAGCAATTAACATACTATTGAGTTCTGCGTTTTCAAATGTATGTTTATAATCGCCACCACTGATAACAGAATCAGCAGATGCAGATACAAAGATGTGTTCGGACTGATTAGATGATTTACCTACGTCCAGAGTAATTGTAGTGTCTGTTGTAGCAGTAATCTTAACAGCAGTATTGTAAGCAGGGTCTGGGCCAGATATGCCGCTTGCCCTTGGGTAGAAGTGATTTGTCGCATGATTATCTAAAGCACAAGTAAATTTGAATGCTCTTGTTTTGAGTCTTACAGATGTTCCTTTTTGTAATGAGTGTGATCCAATGTCTACAGTCATCAAACCAGTAAACGGATCAAAAGATCCACTTGTAGGACTATGATAAACGAGAGGTGATGTTCCTACATTTACACTAAACTTATCAAGATCAACAGTAGTTACAGACAGCCAATTTTGATCTGCTGGATCTTTTCTTCTAGGATAATCTTTGATAGTCTTTCTTTGATCCATCATACATCTAAATCTGATGGAGCCTCTTGCAAACTGAACTCTATTACCAGTTACCATTCCATGATTAGGAACCGTACAAGTCATAATACCAGATCCAGCATCATAAGTTGCAAATTCTACACTCTTGGGTAAAGCACCATTGAATCCGTGAACATTAGAGAACACGGTCATGATACCTGTGCTTGCAGTGTAAGCTGCAGTAGTAATACCGTAGTTGACTATTGTAGATACACCAACGTTGATTGTTATGGTATCGGCAGATGTGGAACCAATACCAACAGAAACATTGCCACCGATTGGATCATCAGGACGAGGATATGCGTGTTCTGTTGCGTAATTATCTCTAGCACATGTGAATCTTATAGAGGCAGTGTTAATACCAACAGTGTCTCTTGCTTTCTTAAGACCACCAGTAGTCGCACTTTGGAACCAGTGTGCATTTACAATAGTAGATACACCAACATTTACAGAGAATGTATTGACACCAACATGATAAATTGGTAGCCACTTATTCAAGAATGGATCAGAGTATCTTGGATATGCCTTAGTTGCAGTATATCCATCTAGATCACATTTGAATGAAATTGATTCTAAGTCAAACTTGACATACTCACCAGCAACAAAACCATGATTGGATATGGTTGGTTCTAGTACACCAGTACTAGCATTATACGTTGCCGTCGAAATTGTATGAGATGAGTGATCGTAATAAGAGTGTCCAGCACCTACATTCAGTACAAGTTCACCTGTGCCAGCATTGTATGTGGATGTTGATATGGAACGTTCCTGTATTGTAGAAGGCCCTACTCTTACCTCAAAAGTATTTGTGGTTGCAGAAACTATTCCCAAATTAGTATTATATGCTGGGTCTGTAGGACGAGGATAAGCATGAACAGTTGCATAATCATCTTTAGCACACTTGAAGTTCAAAGAACCAACTGCGATTTGAACCTGTTGAGAAGGCCTTTCTACAGCATTTGCAACTGATGTTTGATACCAGTATGGAGTGTAGTCTCCACCACCAGTAATGACTGCATCTGTTCCAATACCAGATAAAGTATATGGATAGTCACCACCAGCTATAACTCCTTCTACTGCGACACCTTGATCGGGTAAGAATAGATATGTATTCGCTCCAGCAGTGGCTCCTACATTAACAACAAATTCAGTACCAGCAGCACTAACAAGAGTGACTGGTTTATTATAGTAAGGATCTTGTGGTCTTGGATAGAAATGATTACTTTGGAAACCATCCTGTTCACATTTGAAAGCAACAGATCCAGCCTTAAACTTAATAGATTCACCAGCGGTAAAACCATGCAATCTATCAAGAGAGACAGTCATGATACCCGATGCTGGTGTATAACTAGCAAATCTAATATTGTATTTGACTATTGTTGAAATACCAGCGTTGACTGTAATGGTTGTTCCAGCAACTCCTATAATTGGAACAGCAGTATTGTAAGTTGGATCTTTTGATCTTGGATAATATTTGATTGCAGTGTTTTGATCGGCCTCACAAGTAAATCCTAATGAACTATTTCTAAACTTAATACTTTGACCAGTGGCAAGATCATGAGTTCCAATACTCATAGTCATAACACCCACAGAAGGTGTGTAATCTGCTCCAGACACAGTATAATCTACTCTGGTAGTGATACCAGCAAATACCTCAAAAGTATTAGTTGTTTTGTTTGATATTGGAACCCAGTTGTTGCTTAGAGGGTCTGTAGATCTTGGGTAATATTTGGTTGATGTAAATGCATCTAATGAACATTTCCAACCAATAGAATTATCTGCAATTCTAACCATATCACCATTTGAAAATCCATGACTAGGAACGGTGATAGTTAGAATACCGACTATCGGGTTATAATTTGCGGTTGTGATTGAATGTTGTGTAGGGCCTGTTAAACCATGACCATTAAGAGTTAGTATTAATGATCCAGTGCTAGGAGTGTAGTCAGCATTTGTAGGTGTGATTTGTGATCCACCAACTATTTGAACAGCGTTTGTATCTGCACTTACAAATTGGTGTGCATAATCACCACCAATCTTGATTGTTTTCTCATCAGAACTTACATATGTGTGTGGATAGTCACCACCAGCAAATGTGGATGTTGCGGTTGCACTGTGGAACTCATGTAAGAATGGGCCACCAGTTAGTAATGCACCTTCTTCTGCACGAAGGAATTTGTGAGGATAATCTCCACCATATATGATTGCTCCATTAACTGCCTCTTCAAATCTATGAACGTATTGATTCTTGACACGAGATATACCCACATCCATTGAAAGTCCAGTGCCAGCATATCCTGTAATTGGAATGGAAGTATCGTATGCAGTTGATCTACTTCTTGGATAGTAATGATCTTTTGCACCATTGTCTATGGCACATGTAAATGCAAGACCAGTTAGAATAACATCTTTACCTACCTTGTAGCCATGAGGTGCGGCAGTAGTGACAGTTAGAACTCCAGTTGTATTATCATATAATGCACTAGAAACGCCTAGGGCAGGGTCATAGTCGCAAGTAAATGCAATACCAGAAAGAACAACACAATCATCTTCTGTAAGATTATGATTTTTTCTTGTGGTAACAGTTGCAATACCAGATCTCTCATCATACTCAACATGTCCAACTTGAACAGCAGGAGCACTTGTAAATGTGACTGCAATGCCTGTTGCTTGAATGAAATCATCAGTCTCTAGTCCATGACCTTGAAATTCTATAAATGAACCAATACCAGATTGTGCAGTGTGTATGCCAGTTGTTGTCATGGCAGCACCAATATTCACGGTAAAGTTTTTTGCACTTAAAATGCCAGTAACTCCATAATATTTTTGTGAATCTGATGGGAATGTTATATCTCCAACGTTAGTATTGAATTTAACGCCAGCTAATTTTATTACACTTGAGGTTGTTAATCCGTGAGAAGCTGCAGCATGAATAGTTGCAACACCAGAGAATGAATCGTAATCTAATTCAGATATGTTTATACTTGATCCAACCTGATCACCAAAAGCAGTGATAGTTGTAATTCCATTTGAGGGAGTTTGATCTAAGAAACTTATATCTTTTGGTATGTAGAACCCAGTTCCTCCTTCCACAATACTAAAGTTTGTAATAATACCAGCTTCCGCTCTGTTTATTACACCACCACCAACATATTGATGTTCAAAAGTTGATATACCAATAAATGTTTCAATTGTATTTGTCGTAATTCCTAATACATCAAAACCTATGACATTTCTACCTTCCATGATGGCAGTGTCAACACCAGCACGAACAGTTCCGCCTCCCTCATAGGATAAAGGTTGTGTGGCGATGCCTAAGTTGACTAGGACGTTAAGACTATCAATAACTTCTGTGACAGGATAGGCGTCCTCTCTGAGGGTATATGTGGATATACCATCACTTACCTGAATACCCTGAAGTAATAAACTTCTACTTTGGTTTTCCCCTACACCAAGATAGTGTCCACCAGTTACACCAATGGTTGCAATACCTGAGATGTAATTAAATCCAAACGTATTAATATTTCTTGCAACAGATACTGGGGTGAATGTAAAGCCAGCACCTGTAATTCTTACTCGATCATCAATTTCAAATCCATGAGAAACTGCACCTGTATTGAATGTAGCAATACCAGATATATGATTGTAAGTTACAGTTGATATTGCAACACTAGATGTGCTAGAAACCCCTAAGAAAGCAGTAATACTTGCACCATATCCTTGAGTGGATCTTACGTTTATTTCTGGTATTGATCTGTAACCCTGTCCTTTACCTTCTATCTGTAAAAATTCAAGACTACCAGTTGTACCTACACCAACTCTTACTGCAGCTTTGGTGGGTAAGTAATATCCAGATCCTGTTTGTAGTCCAACTTTACTAATTCTTCCCGCTCTTGGAACACCACTTAGGAAATTAATTTTATTTGTATCTGAATCTACTATCTCAAAATCAAGGCCTGGTGTTTGAACAATATTATTGATTAATATAAAAGGATTATTGTTTACATCTACTCCTGTGTTGACTGAGTTGTAGAGAGCAGTTACAACACCTGTATTTTCAGACAGTGTGAATTGAGTTCCAGCAACACCTGTAAAATCTAGTGATATATCATCTAGTATTACGTTCTTGTCTTTTTCGTCAAAGGGATCTAATTTTCTTGAAAATAATCTACCAGAAAATGATGATCCTGTTTCTAATCCAACAGGGCCAGATTTTCCATAAGGTGCGTCTGTGAAAAATATATTATCTTTGACAATGTTATAATCACCAGCAAAAACAGAATATGCAATACCAGCCGCATGACCAGCCTTTTGTGTACCAAAAGCACCTCTCTCTACAGCAATTTCAGAAGATGAAGATGTACTAAAAACTGGATAGTAACCCAATCCAGATTTGAAGATTATAACTTCCGATATAGTTCCAACACCACTAATTACAGGAAAAAATACTCCCTCCGTTGTTGGATCGGATGTTCCTTCAATTACAATTTTAGGTGGATCTGTTTTTGCATAACCTGACCCTCCATTTAGAACTTCTACAGAACTAACTCCATAGAATGAATCGAAAGTTGGTTTTAGGAGGGCTCCTGATCCAGGCGTAGTCCTTGGCATTTAATCGTTTCCCTCAACTAATGTTAATAGAACTGCTACAATAAACTCTGGTAACACCAGTAGCGTCTCTTATAATACTAAACGTTAATATATCCTCGTTTGATGTCGCTGGCGGAGGATTACCACCAACCCATTTAACTCCATTTGCTATGGAAGCACCATTGACTGTAGTTGTATCACCGTAAGTATATCCAACTCCAGCATTGATGATAAGTGTGGTTGTAGTCGCTTTACTGTTCTGACCACTGACATTAGTAAATGCCCATGAAGTAATGGATGTTGTTGCAACACCACATACTACAGATCCTTGTGAAACATCAACGGTGAACGTACCGCCTGCACTTACAGTCAAGACATCACTGAAATTTCCTACAACTTTCTCTGTAATATCAGAGTTGAAGTTGACCTGATCTGTTAATGTGCTTGTGCCACTGACTAAAATATCACCCTTAACATCCAATCTACATGTTGGAGCGGTAGATCCTACACCACAATATGCTTCGTTGGTAACTACAAATGACTTATTATCACTTACATCTTGATCAGATACTCGGAATCCATGGCCATTACCTTTTGCAACTGCCCATATGGTTGGTCTTTGGTTAGAGAAAGATGCAACTTCTAGTTGTGAAGTGGGTAATGATGTTCCGATGCCTACCATACCGTCCGCTTTAATACGGAACATTGTTGCAGCAAAACCAACTTCTATTGGCCCATCTGTAATCGCACCAGGCTGTTGAATTGTAATTTTACCGACATCTGCATAACTTGTTGTTACAACACCAGATGTATTGATATCAATGTTATCTGTGACACTTGCTGCAAGACCAGCAAGGACAGATGTTGATGCAATACCACAGTTGGTGGAATATCCAGCAGTGCTAGCAAAAGAAACAAAACTTACAAGATTAGTACCGTCTCCGAACTTATCGTATATCTCGTTAAAATTATTATTGATCTTAATAGTCCCTGCCAATAGGGTATCGCCCGTCCCATCATTGGGAGCCGAACCAGTACTAATCCCTTGTTTAGCCATTACTTAAAAACGTTTTTCTTTATTTATAGTTAATATGGAGGGTTATCATCCAAAGTCACCGAAGTATCGGAAACTTTAATAACTGTTGAGTTAGATCTGTTAGTATCATAGAAGAAATCATTATCAACAGTATTTTCGATTTCTGCTGTTCTTGCATTAACAAATGTAGAATCTCCTATTTGTTTAACCTTAACAAATTCATTATCCAATCTAAGAGTATCTCCTTTAGATAATGATCCGATTCCAGCACTGATAGTTATAGTTTCTGTACTGATACCAACTGCTTCAGAGACTGTAACCTTCAATCTCTTATTAGTTAGAGGAGTCTGAATTATATTATCAACCATAATCAGAGCCTGTTTGTTAGGTTCTGTGACTGATAACTCATGAGTTCCAGTTCCTAATGAAGTAAAGTCAAATGGCAATGATGTAGAGAATCCAGCAAGTCTGAATTTCAAATCATCTACTTTCTGAACAAACATCATGTCAGGCATTTTGTCTGTACCACATTCTACAGGAGATAATGTAATATTATCGCCTGGAGTTACCCCACCTATGTATGTCCCTGCAATAGAGATTGTATTGGTAGTTGCATATCCAGTTCCACCAGTAACAACACTCACACCAGAAATATCTAAGTTAGCATCTCTAGTTACATTGAATGTCGCTCCCGATCCACCACCATCATTAGTAGAAGGAATATTACTATAAGTTGTTTCTATTCCAACTCTTGATCCTGTTGTTTTAGTTACAGGGAATGTCAAGTTGTTTGCTGGAGTTGCACCACCCAGATATGTACCAGCAATACTTACGTTATCACCCACGATATAATCTCTACCACCATTGATCAGAGTTACAGCCGTAGAAATACATTGTCCAGTAGTTTGATCAAAGTCAAACTTAACTTGGAAGATAGAACCACTACCACTTCCTCCTGTGCCAGG